AGCGGCGCAACGTACGTGCACGGAATCGGCGCACCCGTCAGCCAAACGGCGGTTATTGATTGGAATAAGGGGAGTAACCTTGTTCTTCAATCCAATGACTTCACAACATCTTGGACGGGGAATAGTGTTTCTTTAACGACTGGTCAACTTGGGCCAACTGGAATTAATGACGCTTGGAAAATTGAAAAAGTGGCCGCCTATGGAAACATCGTTCAAGGCATTAGCGTAAATAACGCGTCAACATACACTTTTAGTATTATTGCAAAAGCCGGAAATACCGACTTTGTTTCTATTCGTTTTAGCACCGGTGGTGGTTATGATTACCGACACAAGATTGATTTGACTGATGGCGCAACATCTACGGCAAGCGGTGATGATTCAAGCGGTGTGGTTTATAAGACACAAAATCTTGGTGATGGATGGTGGCGTTTTGGTATTGTTTGTACAACAAATTCAACAACCGCATTTGTTAACGCTTACGCTGGAGATACGGCAGATGCAAGCGGTTATGTTTATATAGCGCACGCCCACGTTCAAGAAACAAACGAATTAAAGCCGTATGTTAGAACATACGCATCAACTTTATCTAACATATTACTCCCGCAAGGCTTAACAACGGGCCGCGATATCACGGGCGTGAATCTATTTGAAAACGTGCGGAAACAAGGTGCGCTCAATCTTGATGGGAATAGTTGGGCAGAGGTTCACGATAATGCGAGTCTTGACTTTGGTACGGGTTCGTTTAGCCTTGAGGCGTGGGCGAAAGTTAAATTTGTAGACCAAGGTTCAAGTGTGAATGTGATTTTAAATTTAGGAAACGAAATCAACTCAGCCGATTCTGCTGGACTTGCTATGAGTAATGTTTTAGCGGCTAATTTTTGGTATTCAAGCCCGTCCGGTAGTTCAGTATTAACCCAAGGCGACTGGGTGCATATTATCGGCGTATACGACGAAACAAATGCCACGCTTTATGTTAATGGCTTACAAGTAGACCAAGACGCAAGAAATGCAAAGAACATAAATAATGCGTTAGTAAAACGAATCGGTCGCGATGTGGGTGTAGCTAGGTTCTATCACGACCAAATCGCCCAACCGCGCATCTATAACCGCGCATTGACAGCCTCTGAAGTACTCAACAACTATAACGCAACAAGTAGCTTATACATATAATATTATGAACGGAAACATTTACATCTCAGTACCCGCAGCGGATAAAGCACAACAGCTTCCTGCTAGTCTAGACAGATACGATTGGGAAACATTTACCTACAATGAAGACGGTACTGTAAACTCTATGACTACCATACACCCTACTTGGGAGCAGTACGGTGAGCGTTACAAGAATCTGTTTGGTACACCTGTACACCTAACTGTTAATGAGGTTGAATACATTGTGTATGAGATCGAAGCATCGTGGCTACAGAGTGAGGTATCTGCTCTTGTCGCTTTAGGTAACGGCTTAACTGCACCATCGTACACATTGATGACTAATCCAGAAGTTAGAGCGTTTATTCAAGCAAACACAACTGAGCAATTATGAGTTTAGTAAGTTTATATGACGAGGCTAGTCTATGGATGACTCCCTCTGGAGCGAAGGATGGTAAGCTGTTTAGCGAGCTTCCTACAGATGGGAGCGGAGACTTTACTTTTAGTAGAGGTTCAAACCTTGCGGCAACTCGTGTAGGCCCTACGGGATTGATTGAGAAAGGGCGGGAGAACTTGTTTTTAAATTCAAACCAATTCGATACCGGATGGCCAACCTCAAACGCAACTTTTACAAGCGGACAAAGTGGCTATGATGGAAGCAGCGATGCTTGGTTGCTGACTTCTTCAGTGGCGGGCGGAAGGATTCAATTAACAAGGTCGGATACTGGTGTGCACACAACAAGCGCATATTTTAAGAAAGGAAGTGCAGATGGCGTTTGGTTCCGTATTAATATGGGAGCGGATGCCAATATCTATGTGAATTTAATTAACGGAACAAAAATAAATTCAACAGGTGAAATTGCCACTAAAATAACCGATGTAGGAAACGGATGGTATAGAGTAGAATTAACTGCTAATTGGGTAAGCGTTGATGATGTTAGAATTTATCCCGCTAACACAAGCGGTGTGTCTATTGCAGGTTCAATCTACATCCAAGACGCCCAATTGGAAATCGGCTTGGCCGCTACGGATTACATTGAATCGGGAGCGACAACGGGAAAGGCGGGATTGTTAGAGGACGAACCCCGTTTAGACTATTCGGGGGGTGCGACTTGTCCGAGTCTTTTGCTTGAACCGAGTAGGACTAATTTAGTGCCTTTCTCGGAGTATTGGAAGGGTTATTTTACTATTGATACGGATGTAACGATTAGTGTTAATGTAGCTACAAGCCCCGAAGGCGTTCAAAATGCGGGAAGGTTAAAATATGATTTAGCAAGTAGGTCAATGTATAAATCAGCTATGGGTTTAACGGGAGAACATAGCGTTTCTTTTTGGGTTAAAGGCGATGGCTCTAATATAGGTAAGACATTTAATTTAAGACTACAAGGAACAAGTATAGACCAAAACATTCCTATTACCTTAACTTCTGATTGGGTTAGGGTTGAAGCACAAACCAATGGACTTAATATTCTTGAATTAAATAACCGAAATTCTACAACCATAGATACTGGAAGTCTTCTTTTATACGGGTTCCAAATAGAACAAGGCTCCTACGCAACAAGCTACATCCCGAGTCATTCGGGTGGGACCGTTACGAGGTCAAGAGATACAGGCAGTTTGAATCTTGTTGGTGCAGGTATCAATGATGGTTGGACATCAGGTACAATACTTATTGAATTTGAGAAGCCATACAACAATGAAAATAATGATGTAATAAGAATACACGGAAACTCTGTTAGTGGTCGTGCTTACATCTATAACAATGGCTATGGATTTGCAAGTGATTGGAGTTACTCAAGTAACTTTACAATAGGAGATAACACTAAAATTATTTATAGGTTAAATACATTATCTACTGCAAACCTATTTAAAAACGGAGTTAAATTCACAGGAGCAGAAGGCTCTGGAACTGCTTGGAGTAATATCAAGTATATCTACCTAAACAATCAAGTAGGTGCTAAAATAAACATTAAGCAGATAGTAGTATTCCCAACGGCATTAACTGATAGCGAATGTATCAAACTCACAACGCTTTAGCCAGCTTACATTATTGGTAATTAGCGTGATAATAAACAAATAACAATCTAATTAAATAAAATGAAGAAAATTAGCAAGAAAGAGCTGGAGGAGCTTAACGATTATGTTAAAGCAATTAATGAAGCTCAAACAACAGTGGGTGCATTGGAAATGCAAAAGCAAAAAGCTGTACGTGAAGCAGAAATGCTTATTGATGGACTTAAGGCCGTGCGTAAAGCTTTAGAAGAAAAACACGGTGACATTACTGTCAACCTAACTACCGGAGAGATTACCGATGCAGATAATCAGGAAGATTAGCGTAGGTAAGGACTATAAAAATGATGCCATGCACTATTCTGTTGGACAGGAAGTGTATGGCGGCCATACTATAGTTAACATTATAGAGGAGGAAGACAAGTACTCTATCTATATTCAAAAGGGTGACAATGTAATGCCGTGGAAAGACTTTAACAAGAACATGGCAGTATCTGTAGAATACGATCTTAATTGGTGATGCAAAGCATATTTAACTTTATCGTGCGGCCAAAGCACGGTAGGTCAACATCAGAAAAAGACCTCGGCGGTAAAAAATTACTGTTGAATACAGAAGTACAGAACCACAATTACACTAGCCGGTTAGGTGTTGTGACAAACACACCACTAGCTTTTGACTCTGAAATAGAACCAGGCGATGAGGTAATACTTCATCATAACGTGTTTAGACGCTTTCGCGACATCAGGGGGAAAGAAAAGAACAGCAAAGCATATTACAAGGAAGACGCGTTCTTTGTACAACCAGACCAGATTTACGCTTACAAAAGAAACACGGAGTGGCAAGCATTAGACGGCTACTGTTTCATTAAGCCTATAAAAGCGAAGGAAACGTTTGATATGCATAAGGAGCAACCCTCAATAGGTATTATCAAATATGCTGGCGATAGTTTTGAAACTGGCGCACTTGTAGGGTTTAAGCCTGGTATGGAATACGAATTTAATATAGAGGGACAACGATTGTATCGTGTACCCACCAATCAAATTACAATTAAATATGAGTACCAAGGAGACGAAGAAGAATATAATCCAGGCGGCACGCAAAGCTGTTGAGGAACTCATTAAGGTAGCAGAAGAAAAAATCATTACAAACACGGAAGACGATGTCTCTGCTGACAGGTTAAAGAACGCTGCCGCAACTAAGAAGCTTGCAATATTTGATGCTTTTGAGATTTTAAATCGCATCGACGAGGAAGAAAGAATACTAGAGAACAGACCCAAAGAAGATGCAAAAGAAGCATTCAAAGGGTTTGCTGAAAGACGTTCTAAGTAATGTACCAGCAAGATTTAGTAAAGACCGTAGAACCAGTTAAGCTTACCACGATACATCGGTACAATAAAGGTAAGAAGTGGAAGTACGGTTATAATAAAGAACAAGACCTTGTTGTTATAAGCAAGACAGGGGAGATTGGTGAAATCATTGAGATACAGGGTTTAGTTATAGCGCTGCCTCCAGAACCTAAGGGTTTAAAAAAAGGCGTAAACAGATGGGCTGTTCAGGAGTACCCTAAGGAGCTTAAAAATATTAAGAGTATATTTGATTGGCAATCTTATCCAGATGAATTTAAAGGTAAATGGGAAGCTTATATTGACGAAGAATTCAATAGGCGTGATAACGGTTATTGGTTTTATAACAAAGGCAAGCCTACTTATATTACTGGCACTCATTACATGTACTTGCAGTGGAGTAAGATTGATGTCGGTAACCCAGATTACCGCGAAGCCAATAGACTCTTCTTTATATTTTGGGAAGCCTGCAAAGCTGATACAAGGAGTTACGGAATGTGCTACCTTAAAAACAGACGGAGTGGATTCTCATTTATGGCATCAGGGGAAACTGTCAACATGGCAACCATCTCAAGTGATGCACGATTCGGTATCCTATCAAAATCCGGTAGTGATGCCAAAAAGATGTTCACCGACAAAGTCGTACCCATATCCCTTAACTACCCGTTTTTCTTCAAACCTATTCAAGATGGTATGGATAGACCGAAGACTGAACTGGCATATAGGGTTCCTGCTTCTAAGCTAACACGTAAAAGCATACAAGCACAGGAAACCAAGATACAGTTAGAGGGTTTAGATACTACGATTGACTGGAAGAACACTGGTGATAACTCTTACGATGGTGAAAAGCTTAGACTGCTTGTGCACGATGAGAGCGGCAAGTGGGAAAGACCAGATAACATATTAAACAACTGGCGTGTAACAAAAACGTGTTTGCGTCTTGGTGCTCGTATTATCGGGAAGTGTTTAATGGGTAGTACATCGAATGCTTTAGATAAAGGTGGTAACAACTTTAAAAAGCTTTATTTAGATTCGGACGTAACTAAAAGAAACAACAATGGTCAAACAAGATCGGGATTATACGCACTCTTTATACCAATGGAGTGGAACTATGAAGGATTTATTGATGAGTACGGGCAGCCGGTATTTAATACACCTCAAGAAGAAGTATTAGGGCCACACGGCGACCCAATTGAAGTTGGGGTTATAGATTACTGGGAGAACGAAGTTGAAGGTCTTAAAGGAGACCAGGATGCTTTAAACGAATACTATCGCCAGTTCCCTCGTACTACAGACCATGCTTTTCGTGATGAGAGCAAAAATAGTATTTTTAACTTAGCGAAAATCTACGAACAGATTGATTATAACGCCGACTTGCGTAATACTAATACTATAACCACTGGTAATTTTCAGTGGGAGAACGGTGTTAAGGACACAAAGGTGGTATTTATACCTAGTCCGCAAGGCAGGTTTAAAGTCTCTTGGGTACCAGGGGCCGATCTTCAAAACAGGCAGATTATAAAGAATAACACACGCTATCCGGGTAACGAGCACGTTGGTGCATTTGGCTGTGATAGTTACGATATTTCAGGCACGACTGACGGCAGAGGCTCTAAAGGCGCATTGCACGGACTAACAAAGTTCAGCATGGAGAATGCACCACCTAGCACGTTCTTTCTAGAATACATAGCTAGGCCTCAGACAGCGGAGATATTTTTCGAAGACGTACTAATGGCGTGCGTCTTTTACGGAATGCCATTACTTGCTGAGAATAACAAACCTAGGTTACTGTACCATTTTAAGCGCAGAGGCTACAGAGGTTATTCGATGAACCGACCTGACAGATTATGGAACAAGCTCTCCGTAACTGAAAAAGAGATAGGTGGAATACCGAACTCTAGCCAAGACATAAAGCAAGCACACGCTGCTGCAATTGAAATGTATATTAACGAACACGTTGGTATGCTTAGTGAAGGCGAGTACGGTGCAATGTATTTTAACGATACACTTAATGACTGGTCTAAGTTTGATATAAACAATCGTACAAAGCACGATGCTTCTATCAGCTCAGGACTCGCAATTATGGCATGTCATAAAGATTTATACAGGCCGGTAGGAGAGCAACAGAAAACAAAATTAAACCTTAAAGTGGCTAGGTACAGCCAAGACGGTTTTACTTCAAAAATAATAAAATAACAATATGGCTAACTCAGCTGCAAGTAACTTTTTCCCAAGCCAAGTGGCTAGCGACCAAGAAAAGATGTCGCCTGCTTATGGCCTGCAGGTAGGTCGAGCTATTCAGAACGAGTGGTTTGATGGCAACCAAGGGAGCGTAAGATTCAGAAGCAATCAAGACAGCTTTCACAGTTTACGATTATACGCACGCGGTGAACAGCCTATACAGAAATATAAAGACGAGCTATCCATAAATGGTGATTTATCTTATCTCAACCTCGATTGGAAGCCAGTCCCAATACTTTCTAAATTTGTTGATATTGTTGTTAACGGTATTGCAGATCGGTCTTTTGATATTAAAGCATTCTCCCAAGATCCGTATGGCGTTGAAAAACGTACAGCGTATATGGACTCTATTATTAGAGACATGCAAACTAAAGAGCTCAACGACTATGCAGCTGAAGCATTTGGTATTAACTTATACGAAAACGATCCTGCGGCATTGCCGGAATCTAAAGAAGAGCTTGAGTTACATATGCAGCTCAGCTACAAGCAAGGTATTGAAATTGCTGAAGAGGTTGCGATAAACACATTACTAGATGGCAACAAGTACGACTTAATTAAAAGACGTGTATACCACGATTTAACAACCATTGGTATAGGTGCTGTTAAAAACACTTTCTCTGAATCAGAAGGTGTTTTAGTTGATTATGTTGACCCGGCTAACCTAGTGTATTCGTACACGG